GCCTAGGGTAGGTCGGAATCCGGCCATAGAACCAGTAACTTAACCAGTAACTTAACCTTCATACGCCCTTCGGGCTCGTGTGTGCGGCTCCGCTTCGCTCCGACCGTCGGACCGTTGGTCCTTGGTCGTCGCCTTGGCCTGTGGTCCAGTTGGTCCACGAGAGCAAGGACGAGGAGATGGTTCGTTGGCTAGTCACGTACCTGGCTCTAGTTGATCCTTGGTTGCCTGATCGAGTTGGAGCGTTCAGAGACACCTTCGTCGTCCTTGCCCTTCCTTGCTGTATCGAGACGGAACCTGACCTTGAAGACTTCCTTGCTCTAGTGCCAAGCAATGGGTTGGGTTGTGGTTACGTTGGGTTGATCGTCTCTAGTTGGTCAACACTCACCAGAGAGGGTTGGGCCTCGACGGCGCGGCGACCAGGCGGGCCGCGAGCGCCACGGGAAGGCCATTGGGAGGCTCGTGGGCGGCCTAACGGGTGCGGGTGTGTGTGCTGGCCTGGGTGGGGTCGCGAAAGGCTCTCAGATTGGCTGACACGGCTTCGGGTGTGCCTGGGGTGTCGAACTGTCTGGAGATTCCGGTGGGTTGCGCTCGCCCTGTCGCCGCATGTATGCTGGTTGTGCTGATAGAGGCCCGCCGGATGGGTCGGAGTGAAGTTTCCTTTCCTTCTCCGTATGCCCGGCGGGCCTCGCCTTTCCAGTAAGGGGGCAGGTGTGGTAGGATGTGCAGGTCAGCCACCGAAAGGACAACCATGACCAACCCCAACACTGACCGCCAGTTCCCGAAGTGCACGCACTGCGGCGAGCTCTACCGGCCCCCGCGCACGACGGCGAAGGAGTTCCCGGGCACCAAGCCCTACGGTGGGCGAGGAGCCTGCAACGCCTGCTACCGGGAGTTGCTGCGAGGCCACACCCCCAAGGCGCTCATCGACTGGACCGTCGAACACAAGTGCTCATCGTGTGGACAGAAGATGCGCCCCCCACGAACTTCTGCGAAGGACTGGCCTGGCACGCGCCTCTACTCAGGGCAGGGGAAGTGCTCGACGTGCGCGAAGGAGGCGCGACGGGCGTATCCGACGGTCAGGGAGCTGGCCGAGATGGGTCACCCGTGCATTGAGCCCTGCCCCCTCCCGTCCAGTAAGCGATCCAACATCTGGTGAAAGGAGTACCCATGCTGTATCTACTCGTCTACGGCGACAAGAACAAGCCTGAGGTCGACGTCATCCTCTGCGACAATCATCCCGAGCGCACGAACGACGGCACCCTCATCTTCCGCAACGAGGGCCAGCGGGACATGTACGTCTACCCGGGCGATTACCTGTCGATCCAGCACGCCTACTTCGGCGGGAAGGACGCGTCCCCGTCGTTCCTGTTCGACATCCGCGAAGGCTCCCCGTCGAACGAGGGCGTGTCTATGACATACCCGGGGGATGTGCGATGAGCGCCGTGGAGAGGATTGCGTCGGTGCACGAGAAGGTGGCTCTGACTGCTATGGACTGCGCCGCCGATGAGCTGCGCGACGCTTTGAATGATGCCGACCAGTGCGGTGCTTGGGATGTTCCGGCCCATAGGCGTGACGCGGAGCAGGATGAGGCTGTTATCCGCGTCCAGGAGGCGCAGGAGGCCCTTGAGGAGCAGTTGGAGATGTTCGCGGGTGACCGGTATGGGTTCGACGCGACGGTCCAGCTGGAGATGGGGGTCCTGTGATGGAGGTTTTTGAGCGGGCTGTCGACTCCTTGAGGGAGACTAGTCGTGAGGTTGACGACCTAGAGGCATTCGGTCTGAGCGCTCCAGTCGCCGATGACCTCCTGGATGAGGTGGAGGCCAGGTTTATCGACGCTCGCAGTCGGGTTGAGGCGATCCTGGCGCGCATGCTCTTTGATCGCGGAGTGTATGCGGATGTTGAGCTTCATGGAGTCAGTGCTGGTGGCGTGGAGTAAGCAATCTCGTCGCCGTAAGGAGCTCCCTAAGGACTGGGCGAAGATCAGGCAGACAGTCCTCAAAAGGGATGGTGGCGTGTGCGTGTTCTGCGGCAACCCCGCGAATCAGGTGGATCATATCTTCCCTGATGGCCCGCACGTGCCAGACAATCTCAGGAGCCTCTGCCAGCACTGCCATATGGCTAGGACGCAGCAGCAGTCTGTTGAGGCGCGAAAGAGGCGCTACAATCGTGGCAATAAGGCTCGCGGCCCACGGCCGAAGAGTAAGCACCCCGGATACTTGTAGGAGACGATGATGGGAGTTAAGGGTCCGATTCCGAAGCGCAGCACGGAAGGGCACCGCACCACTCAGGCGCGTAAGCTCGATGGTGGCGTGGAGCCCGTGAACGTGGTCGCCGAGCAGGTCAAGCCCCCGAAGCCTGACCCCGACTGGCACCCGATCGCGAAGAAGCTGTGGAAGGCCGTGGAGCAGTCCACGTTCACCCGCTACTACGAGCCGTCTGACTGGATCGTCCTCTACTCCACTTGTGATGACTTGTCGAACTACAAGATGCAGGATCGGCGTTCGCCTACGATGCTGGCGGCTGTGAACACGATGCTCACCAGCCTCCTCCTCACCGAGGGAGATCGGCGTCGCGTGCAGATCGAGATCAACCGTGTGGACGAGTCCGAGGCTGAGTCTGCTGGCGTGGTCGCTCTCCAGGCTTGGGCGAAGGCGCGGGCCGCGAAGTGACCGAGACGCTCCCCGCACCCCGGGAGCGAACAGACACGCTCCCCCTCGAGCTACCTGAGAGGACGCTCGGGTATCATGCTGCCGCCTGGATGGTGGACAACCTGGTGCAGCCTAACGGGCCGCGCGCTGGACATCCGTTCATTCCGACGGACCGGCAGATCGAGTTCCTTCTGCATTTCTACGCCCTGAATCATAAGGGTTCCTTTGTGTATAGGCAGGGAATTAGAAGGTTAAGCAAGGGATCGGGTAAAGGCTATGACCTGCGTCACAAAATCTTGACGACGGATGGATGGAAGCGCTTCGGCGATCTTGTCGTTGGCGACTACGTGTTCCACCCGTCCGGCAAGCCCACCAAGGTCACCCAGGTCCACCCTATCGACCAGTGGGACACATGGGAGGTGGAAATCTCCGACGGCACAGTCCTCACCGCCACCGGCGAGCATCTGTTCACGGTGGATGAGTTCGTTGGTTCAGCCAAACGCAAGCGCCGCACTCTCGATGTGCGCGCCATGGCTCGGGAAGGGCGTTTCAACCTCCGCCTCCCCGACGTAGACAAGGACGAGCTGCGCGCCCAGGGAGTCCCTGGTGGGGTGCTGGAGGGCTTCCAGAACGGGCGAACCATCGTCAATGCCCGCCGGGTCCCTCCGGTTGATGCTCGTTGTATCACTGTGGCGGCTGAGGATGGCCTGTATCTGGTGGGGGAGACGATGGTGGTCACCCATAATTCCCCGTTCGCCGCCGCGTTGTGCCTGTTCGAACTCCTCGGCCCTTGCCGGTTCGATGGTTTCGACCGACATGAGCCGTTCGGGGTGCGCGCGAAACCCATGAGCATGCCGCTCGTGCAGATCGTAGCCACGTCGGAAAGCCAGCCGCTAGCCCTTGACACCAAGGTTCCCGTTGAGGGTGGCTGGAGCACGGTAGGCGACCTTGAAGTCGGTGATCTGGTGTACGGCAGTGACGGCAACCCGACTCCCGTGCTTGGCAAGACTCGCGTGTTCACCGACCACGACTGCTATCGGGTTGCCTTCGATGATGGAACGACTGTTGTTGCTGACGCCGCCCACGGGTGGACAGTGGAGCGGCTGCACTCGCACGGCGACCGCTTCGATGTGGCGACAATGAGCACCGAGGAGATGCGAACCTACCTGCACAGCGGTCGGCGGCGCAGCCTGCGTATCCCCCTTGTTGCGCGCCGAGGTGGAGGTAGTGCTCCGACCTTGATCTCCCCTTACATGCTCGGCTACTGGTTGGGAGACGGGGATGCCGCCGGATCTACGATTGCTCTCGACTGGCGCCGCCGCGAGGAACTTGAAGAGATCTTCACTGGGGAGCTGGAGTGGTGGGATGACATCAAGGGCGACCTCCAGAAAGCCAATGACGGGCGCTTCTATATCCGTCGCCGCAGGCAGATGTGTCCACGGGGCCACTCCTATGCTGAAGGCGACCCGAACCGAGTCATGGGCAGCTCTGGCCACCCGATGTGTCGCCGCTGCAACAAAGGAAACAGGGAGGGAATGAAGGACCAGAAGCTCCTGTCGTTCCGTGAGCGCCTGCGTGAGCTTGGCGTGCTGGGCAATAAGCATGTGCCTGATGAGTACCTGCGCGCCTCCTATGAGGATCGCCTGGCGCTTCTTCAGGGGCTCATTGACTCCGACGGCACTGTCACTGAGAAGGGTCAGGTGCAGTTCAAGAACACGAACACGAACCTCTTGGCGTCGTTCATTGAGCTTGCCGAGTCTCTGGGGCAGAAGTGCTTCGTGTACGACGGCGGCTTCGGGTCTCGCGTAGTGAAGTTCATCCCACAGCCGGGGTTCCCTGCCGCCCGCCTGGCGCAGCACAGGGCCAGGCTCCCGCGCGAGCAGCGCACCCTGTCGGCGTATCGGCGCATCGAGTCGATTGAGCCCGTTCCGAGCGTCCCGGTGCAGTGTATTCAGATCGGCACGGAGGATCACCTCTTCCAGGTTGAGGGTGGCGTGCTTACGCACAACACACAGAACACGATCCGCATGGTCAGGGCGTTTTGTCAGAAGAAGGGTCCCTTAGCTCGGAAGTATGACCTCGAGGTGGCGAAGACGTTCATCGAGACGCCGGGCGGGGGGAAGCTTCAGCAGATGACATCCTCTGCGCACTCGATGGAGGGTGGTGAGGTGTCCTTCGTTGTGGGCGACGAGCTGGAGCACTGGCTTCCTGCTCAGGGCGGGCCGGCCATGTTGCAGACGATTCAGCAGAACGCGGCGAAGATGGGTGGCCGGTTCATGGGTACTTGTAACGCGTGGGTGCCGGGCGAGCAGTCGTCGGCTGAGGCGATCTTTGAGGCTTGGTGCGATCAGGAGGATGGCCTCACGCGCGGTAAGACGAAGGTGCTCTATGACGCCCGTATCGCTCCCCCGAATACGGTTCTGACGGACGAGCCTGAGGAGGGGCAGGTCGGTCTCACGGAGGCCCTCGAGTACGTGTATGAGGACTGTCCGTGGGTGAACCTGGAGTCCATCAAGGAGCAGATTTGGTCTCCCGAGTACCCTGAGTCGCGCTCCATTCGCTTCTTCCTGAACCGCCCGAACGCAGCTGAGGCGTCCTGGATCACCCTGGAGGAGTGGACGCAGCTCCGTAAGCCTGACCGGAAGGTAGATCCTGGGGAGCGGATCGTCATGTTCTTCGATGGCTCCAAGTCCAATGACCATACGGCCCTCGTGGGGTGCTGCATGGAGGACGGGCACATCTTCAAGATCGGGCATTGGAAGCCTGAGAAGCCGCTCGGGGTTGTGAATGTGGCTGCCGTGGATGCTG